CCAGTTTCCGGGGTCTTGCCGGTTGTCGGTGTAGCCACCCTCGTGGCCGATCAGCTTCTTAAACGATCGATCGAATGCACTACTCATCTCATCCACTCTTTCGTTGATTGGTGCCACCCATGGCCAGGATCAAGGCATCGATCCTGGCGGTGTGGTTATTGCCATGCAGGGTCACCGCCTCACGCACAGCGGTGAGCTCAGCATGCAGGCGGGCCATATCCCGCTCGTACTCGGTGCGCGAAACCATGCCGTCGCGCAGCTCCTCCACGCGTTTGCTTATCGCGGCGTCCTGCTGATCCATGCGCCCGATCAGGAAACGGATCACGCCCCAGGTATTGACGGCGGCCGTGCCGAAAATGCTGGCAAGAGTTAACGGGTCGATTGGTCCCACGGACTGCATCACTCCTCTCGTGGTGTTGGGAGGCCTGCCACGCGCCACGGGCAGGCCCCGCGCTAAAAAATGCGCATGGTGCGCTGCAGCTTTCCGCTCTGACCGCCGAGCAGCCAGCCGGCCGGAGTCGGGGCCAGGCTGCTGAGTGAGGCACCCATCACGCTCCCGACGATTGGCGCAGATGCCCACTCAAAGCCGTCGGGGCTGACCAGCACCTTGCCATCATCGGATGCAGCGACGAACACCTGCCCGTCAAACCGCACCGTGTAAAGCGTGGTGGCGTCCATCGTCTCCACTGGCGGGCTGTGCCAGGTCGCGCCATGGTCAGGCGTGACCCACACATAACCGTACATGTCAACGCCAACAATCAGGTCATGACCCACCGCGATGGAGAGCAGTCCATAGTCCGGGAAATTCGAGACGCTTTCCCAGCTGGAGGCGGCGTCAAGGCTGTAATACATGCTGTCTGACGCGCACACCACCAGCTCCCCATCCCCGTAGGCAATGCCCCGGATGTAGTCGCCGAACGGGTTTATATCTGCCCAGGCGATGCCATCCGGGCTGTGCAGCAGATTGTTGCCGCCTTGCGCGAAAAAGCCATCAGGCGTATGGATGACCTCAACCAGTTCAGTCGTTGTCCCGCTTGTTCTCGCTGTCCAAACCCAACCGGTCGGGCTGGTTGCAATTTTCCCGCCCTCGCCGACTGCGACGACCACATCATCGCCCATGGCCAGGCTGTTGATATTGGAGCCGCCGAACTTTGAATCCGAAACCGCGGTCAGGTTCAGGTGGGTGCTCATCATGATTTTGCCGCCATCGCCCGCCACCACGAACGTAGAGCCGATCGTCGTGGTCAACTTCCCACCACAGACGGCACGGATCCGGCCTGACCCAAAGGAGACAGGCACATCCGACCAGATGCTGGCGGCGGCCGCTGCCGCCTTTGCGCGCACCTCGGCAATCTGCGCAGCGACCTGATCAGCCAAGGCACTGACTTGCTCAGCGGCGGCCTGGCCAGCCTCCTGGACTGCCTCGCTCTTGGCGGAGCTTGCCGCATCCTCCATTTGCGCGATCGTGACGGGCGCGACGGTCGGATCAATCTGCAGGGTGAAACCTTCCGGGTTTGAAACCCGCAGGTTGATGACGATTCGCAGATCCTCAGCGCTGCCATTTGTGAGCGCAGCCTTGGGCCAGTCCAGCGCGCCGATGGCGATCAGGTCGCCGTCAGCGTCGAACAGGCCCACCTCGCGGATCGTGAACCCGCAGACGCTGGCCGGCATGTAGGTTTCGAGCCGGATCAGTCCAGGCGACTCGGTGACGGCCTGGCCTTGCGCGAGCGCGCCCCGCCACCGCTCATTGACCAGGACCGTCTCGGATCCTGTAGGCACGTATGGGTTTCCGTCGGCATCGCCGACGGCCACATGGGAGATCATCACAGCGGGGCCACCAATCAGAGATTGCGTCTGCTTTTGTTGGCCTATCGATGTCAAATTTATTTGATACACAGGTGAGCTCCCACATTAGATAAACGATAGTAATCGAATGAATTAACCACCTACTCTATGAATCTATTGACCCCCAAGGCTTCCAAGTGCCTGGATTGCCGCCTGCCACGCATACCCACCCACGTTTCCCGCCCGCCGTAGGAGCAGCACGCATAACCGTATCACCGGCCGCCCAGCTTCCGACTGTTGGATAGGCGGCTGCGCGGACTTCAACAAGGCCCGAGTTGACAATCACACTCTGCTCACCGAGCCCGTTGATTGTATCCATCCCACCAGCAGTGCGCGGCACCCACGGATATCCGTTCACGTTATCACCGGCATCCCACAGCACCCCCGCGCCTAGCATCGGGATATCAACTACAGCGTCGTATGAACCCGGAGATGTGCCCCGGTACAGCCGCACGATGCTGTTCTGCGCGCTTTCCAGATCGAGGCTCAAGCCGACAAGCTGGCCAATTGGGTTGAATGACTTTTCGCCCTGCGTCGTCCCGCGACCGATAAGCCGCGCCCGGTCCAAGAGGACCTGCATATTGTAATAGCGCTGCCCGGTCAGCCCCGGAACGCCAGGGACAGTCACACCGTGGGCGGAAATGATCCCGCTCACCGGCGCCCCCCGAGTCTCTGAATACGCCGGGGCCGAGACCAAGTACCTCTGGCCGACGTTCCCGCGAACAGAATAGGAATGTGAATACCGGTTGAATTCATCAATGGGGCTGCCGTCTGCCTTGCACAACAGGATGCCTGTATGGGTGCCGTTTTGCACGTTATTAACGGCCAAATGCCGGCGATGGCAGTTATCAACGGCCAAGGACCAATTAGTATCAAGCTGCACGTCGTAGCCGGTGTGTACTGCCATGCCATACATGCGTGCGAACTCAACATTGCGCAGCGTCAGCGCGCCCCTTATCGAGTTGTGGTTTTCACACACGATCGGGATGTGCCCCTCTTGCGGGCAAAAATAGGTGCTATCTACCGTCACTGAACTGCTGCGCAGGACAATCTGGCCCTTCTCGTGGTGCCCGCCGCACCAATTCCCTACGGACTGCTGTATAAGGTGGTTCCCGCCGATCACGCAGCGGACGCTAAACCCAAGAGAACTGCGGACGGAAAGCCCGTTTGTGCTACCATCGGGGCCGAGGCCGGAACTTCCGCTAGAATGGGGAAAGTGCAGGTCCTCAATGTTGGCGGAGTCTCCAAGACCCTGTAGCTCAACCTGGTACTCAGCGCTGATGACAGGTTCGGAGTGGATGCCCTTGATGCGGGAATTGTCAGAATAGGCACCAGAGCCGAGCGACTTGACCATGCTGGTCATAAATGACCCGCGCAGGTTCTCGATAATTGACGACCCACTATACAACACGGCGCGCCTATTCGCTGTCTTTGTCGGGTTGCGGAACCAGATGTTCTTGATCCCGGCCGTCAGGTTATTTGGGAACGGCACGATAGGCGTGGTCCCGTCGTTGTTAAGCAGGAACGCATAACCCCCAACAAACGACCCGGAATTAGACAGTGTTACATCACAGAAGCGCCCATTACCGACCACGGTCACGCCGACAGGAACGGTAATTGATTCATCCAAGGTAATAGGCCCGAATAGGTCAACTTCTGAAAATCCATTCGCGTGTGCAAAGTCAATTGCTTTTTGAAGTGCCTCGGCCGGACTTCCATTAAAGTCCAAATTGCAAACTCGCGACTTCCTGAGCTTGTCTAGCACGCTCTGTTCTGCTGCATCAGGATGATGCAATGAGAAACCTACAATTCCTGAACCAGGACTCTCATATGATCTAGACCGAATTTCACTAAACTGCCTGTCGATATCATCGAGAACATCAAGCAAACCTGTGATAGAGCTTATCGGGTGTGCATTTTCAGCAGATCGATTGCCAAGCCCCTGGTGATCCGTGACCGGGGTGTCTTGATAAACCAGCTCGACCTGATCGGCGTTCGACAGTCGCACGCGCATGCGCACCGTCAAGGTCAGCGGCGAGATCGAACCCGATCCAGGTTTTTCCGTTGCCTCGGGCTGCGCGATAGCGATCAGGTCGCCGTCGGCGTCGAAGATGCCGATCTCGCGGATCGTGAACCCGCCGACGTTGCCAGGAATGACAGCATCGAAAATCAGAACTTCCGGGTACTGCTCGTCACGTACCGGGGCAGACGCATTACCGCGCCAGACCTCGTTGACCAGCGCGGTCATGTCCTCACTGATCGGCGGGTAACCGCCATCGCCGTCGCCAACGGCCAGATGGGTGATCTGCAGCTGGTCCTCCGGCGTGGCACTGGCCAGCTTCTGCATGCCGATCGTCGTCAAAATCGAACCGTGTGCCATGGGAATCACTCTCCTATCGTGATAGTTCGCGTCGTCTGCGGAGCCATGCCCACGGCAAACGTCACGCCGAATGTAATCTCGCTCGCCATGGGGAGCGCATCTAACTGACCGGTCATTGTCGGGCCTGCTGCGGCCATAAAGCCTGCCTCGGTGACCATTTCGCCCTCAACGGGTATGATCGCACGAACATCCAGCTCAGCGATCAGGGTCGGGACAGCAGCGGCGCGGCAATTGACCGAGGTGCCCAGCTCCAGGTTGATCCCGGTGATGTGCCGGGTCAGGGGCTTATAGGTTTCGACCAGCTGGTCGATTAGGCCAAGCTCGGACTCCTGGATGCCGCGGCCACCCACGTCCAGAATCGCAATTCGGAACGTGAAAGGGGCAGCGCCCTCCTCCCACCACTCCACGATCTCGGCGCGCATGCGCAGCAGCTCGAACACCCGTTCGATCGCCCAGCGGGTGCCGCGGCGCGTATTCAGCTCGAAACTGTTTTTGACGAGGTTCCGCTTGTCCTCAAGTGTCAGGGCCAGCGCCCACTCCACGCCGTCGACGCGGTTCTCCCAGGCCAGCAGGCGCAGAATCGGCTCGGGCAGCTCGTCGATCCTGCTGTAAAGCTCAAGGGCCGGGAGCGCGGCCGCAAGGTCATCGAGCTCAGGCTGCAGCGCAGCAGCGGCAGCGGCCATGCCTGGGTCGGCAGCGATGACGGGAGGCAGCAGCTCCTGCAGCGTTGTCGCTGCCAGGTCCTTACTCATCTTCTACCCCGCCATAGGCCACCGACACGGCGGCCTCCTGGGCTACGTGCAGGCGATCCAGTACCGTGTACGTCGGCGAGGTGATCACCAGGCGCTTGGCGCCGGCCGCGCGCACCAGGGCATTCAGTTCACCAGGGTCAATGTCGCGGCCCAGCTTGGCGCGCTGCCAGGCGATGTACTCATCCACGGCCTGGCCGACTCGCTCCTGGATCTGCGCCAGGCTGCCCTGATCCTGCCGCCGCACGTAGTAGGTGAACGCAATATCGTAGGACTCAGCCTCGGGGGCCACCACCTGAACGCTGTCACACAGCGGCCGCTTGTCCGATGGGCTGAGCGCCGCATCGACCGCATCGAGCACCGTCTGATCCGGGATCTCGCCGCCCTGCAGCAGCACGCACACCCGGGCGACGCCAGGGGTCGGCGAGTCGGCGCGCACGTCGGCGATCGCAGAACTGGCCGTATAGGCCCAGTATTCATAGGCATCGGTCGGGCCTGCCGTAGAGAAGGCGGCCGGGGCGTTGTAGATGCGCAGCCGGTAGGGTTCGTCATCCTCACGGTCGGCGCCGCCCTGGGTGACCGTGGTGTTGTGCACCTTGACTACAAACGGAATCGGGTCCACCAGCTGGTTGATCTCGCCCGGCTCCAGTCCGTTGCCGGCTTCGCCCTTGGTCAATGCCTCCACCGGCACATCGACATAGAGCTGGCCCGGGTCGATTTGCTCCGGCACCGTCGTGCGCCAGTAGAGCTGCCCGTCCGCAGTGACGCGTGTGCCGGCCGGGATGCCGACCGCGCTGGCCAGGACAGTGGAGAGCTCGAAGCGCACCGTCGTGATGGCCGGGGCGGCCTCGTGGCGAGGCGTGCGCCGGAGGTTGCCCAAATGATCCAGGAACGGGCCTTTCGCGTAGGCCAGCAAGTTGCTTTTGCCGGCTGCGTCGATCTGCTGCCGCTGGCCAATGATGATGTAGGCCAGGGACAGCAGGAACAGGCGAACGGGATCAGCAGTTTGCAGGGGCCGGCGGGTCACTTCCTCATAGCCACCGATGATATCGGCGATGACCTGCTGCGGGTCCTTCTCGGCAAACGAAACATCAGGAAGGGTAGGGAACTGCTCAGCCATCGATGCTCACCTTGACTACGGGGCGCAGCACACCGGCTGCCGCGTCGCCCTCAAAGGTCACCTCGGCGATTTTGGCCCGGGGTTCGCCGTAGCGCACCGCCTCGATAATATCTGCCGTGGCCCGCGCTCGCGTAACAGGCAGCGGGTCGTCCAGATATTGCGGATTCAGACCAAAGCGCCGGTCATACGGCACAGTGTATCGAACCGTTGACAGAATGACAGCCACATTTTGCAGGATTTCGTCAATCTCAGTCGCCGGCGCCACGTTGATCGCAGCGGCCAGCGGCCGAACGTCGTACATCATTGCGGCTTCACCTCTTTCAGTTTGATTGCTGCCTCGGCCAGCAGCAGGCGCCCGCGGTTGTCCACCTGGCGCCAGGTCTCCTGCAGGTCGGCGATCATCCAGTCGCCCAGGTACTTGCCGCCGATGGCCAGCGGCAGAATGTCGCCCTTGTCCCGCGAGGCGCGCAGGCGCTCCAGCTCTTTGAGCGGCGCGACACCCAGCGCCGCGTCCAGCCGAATGGAAAAACTCACTTCCTCCAGGGCGGGCGCGATGAACTCGAGCTGGGATTTTTGACCGACCACGGCGTGCTCCTCGATGCGCGGCGAGCCGCGCCGGGCAAAGCCGGTCGGGGTGAACACGCGCGCCTCGCTGGCCTCAAATACCGCGCGCCCCAGGGTTCCAATCATGCCCCCACCTCCTATGCCTTCGCCGGGCCGGTATCAACCCCGGGTGCCGAGCTGACGTGCTTGTGCGGCTTGAAGCCG